CCGGTGCGTGGCCAGGCAAGGGACTGTTTCGGCTCGGCTCGTGTGCCTTTCCATTTCATTCCGGCCAGATAATCCATCGCCTGCATAAGAAGGTGCTCGCACACCTTTTCATCATCAGGAATTTCATAGCCCCGTCGGTCAGCAAGGTCACGCAGGTCGGCTACGCTGGCGTAACTGTCCATGTCGGGGGAACGGGGATCGGTATTTAGCATCATGCCTCCGCTTCAGGAACCACTAACCACCCTTGCGCAGCCCAACGTTCAACTTCATCTTCATGAACCGATGCACAAACAGGCCCTTCCGGGTGGATCGGAGCGTCACGATACATATCAACTTGTGCGGGTTCGTTTACCGTGGCGGGCGAACTGTCAGCCGACTGTTGCATCGCTGCCGCACGTTTTTCTTTGGTTAAATCTGCCATAATTCCCTCGCTATCACAGAGTGACTCTGGGCGGTAAAGCCCATCGTATTTAACCCATCAACAAAACCGCATGGGCGGGTTTAATGGATGCGACACCCCACGCCAGGCCAATTTCGTAACGAACCTGACGATACTGACGATATAACGCAACCTGGTAAGTGATGCCGGAGACCGGATCGGCCACGTTCATGACATCATCCGCAGTATCACCGTCTTTAGGCATAGCGGGTGTACGCGATGCCAGCACAAAGGCTTTGCGGTCAAAGGCCATGTTCGCGGCATATCCACCCAATACCGTCATTTCGGTATTATCAGCCAGGTCTTGCCGTAGCCCGGGTGCAGACAGGGTGACCGTCGAGGCCGATGATGCAGCGACGACATAATTGTTTTCGTCACCGGCAAATTTCACCACAGACCCGACAGGGATTTCTCCTTTTCCTGTATCCACGGGAATAATCACATCGCCCTCGTGTTTGGCACCATTGGCGAGATAGCCTGACGCAGAAGTGGGCTTAACACGCTTCACGTTGAAGGATTCGTGAATATCAAACCCTTCCAGGCGTCCAATGGTGCCTTCGCGAAGCAGCTTATCGGTTCCCGCTTCATTGGCTTTAAACAGTACGGATTGTTTTCCGCGCATGCTGGCGATAGCTGACGATCCGAGGACCATTTGCAGACCCGATTTCGGCGCACCGTTATCAGACAGAACCTGACGCGCTAATGCCGCATCAGACAGGTCTCCGGCAGTACCAAATGGCGGTTTACCGGGGGTGCCTACCGCTCGCGAAGAGCCGTAGTAAAGTGCAGCGAGATCGGCATCTACCTCACCGGACACGGCGCGAAAGGCCTGCTCAAACTGATCGGCCAGGATGGTGTTGTAGGTTCCGGCAGGCCCCAGAGCAAGCTGCTCTTCGCCATTCCACTTGACCGGGGCCATTTTGGACTTGGTAATGGTTACGTTAACCGTCCCGATTTCCTGATCGCCATCGTCAGGGGCAGTTGCTCCCGGTTCGATATCAACCGTTTTGGCAATACCTGCCACAGGCGCAGTCACACTTTGTCCTTTGGCGGCAGAATCAGCTTTGCTGCTCCGTGAAACGGCAGGAATAAAACCCACCTGCTCGCGCGATACGGTATCCAGTGCGGTGTAAATAGTCGGGATTAGCCCGGTCAGGGTGTTAGACATAGGTCTTTCCTTGATGAATGATTTGAAGGGGTTTTTGAGCTATCCAGCCCTGACGCCACGGCCACTTCCGGGCCATGGCTGTTAATCGACGATGGTTATGCCACTCTGAAGCGCCGTACCGCGCGCGATGGGGTCCAGGGAATCAAACTCTCCCCGTTTCATGGTTTTCTGTCCGGCCTGGTGTTGGGACTGCTGAGAACCGCTGCCGGAATTGCCCGACGCTTTAAGGATGTGGTCTTTTTGCGGGTATTGTTCAACCAGGAACTCCAGCGCTTCATCGAAGTCCGCCAGGTCACCCGGTTTCGAGCGGGAATAAATTTTGTTGCCGGTGGGGTCATAGGCAACGATTTTTCCGTCCTCGATTTTGAAAGACTTCCCGAAACGCGCCTGCACGAAGTCAGACGGGATCGCCATTTTCTCCTGAATGAATTTTGAGCCGACAAACCGACCGCCGATCATCTCGCCATACAGCTGCTGTTCAAGCTGCTGACTTCTGCCGTTGGCTTCATCGAGCTGCGCCTGGAAAGATTTGGTGATGTCAGCCCGTACCTGGTCAATGGCCCCCGCATCGATCAGCTTCTTCTGGTCGATTTTGGTCATCATGTCCATCGCTTCTAATGCTTTGGCCGGATCGCTAATGTTGGCAAACTTCGTCAGACTGGCTTCCGCCGCTTCTTTCGCCTCACGATGCGCTTTGGCTTCACCGTTTAGCGCAGTAATTTTGCTGACCGCCTGCGCCGCGTCGAAGGCGATTTCCTTACCATCGTCGTGAACGTAAACCGGCATTCCGTTTTCGACGACAACATGGCCATCTGCATCGAGTTTTAGTTTCATCACTTTCTCCTGACCTTCCGGCCACTGTTTTAGAGGTCTTCCGACCCGGCACCGCGTCGTTTCCACTAAGCGGCAGAAATAAAAAAGGCCGCCCGAAGGCAGCCTGTTGTGGTTCTTTTTCTTCAATGAAGTGAGCGGAGCTGTGCCAGCGTCAGCCATTCCCCCTTGTCGGTGAACATATCGCTGAGTGTTAAGTTTCCGGCACGGTACTGGCGGCCACGAACGACGCCGAGCACCTGGTCCTGACGTTCTGCGGACTGACGCGCCAGCCACGCCAGATAAGAGGAGTCCGCAGATACCTGCCCATCCATGCTGGCGCGTGTCCCGGCGTCCATTTCGTCCAACGGAATGCCCAGTTCACGCCAGGATTTCATCACCAGCGTTTCTGTTGAGCGACAGCAGAAGTGAATTTCCCCCGGCCCCGTGAGATACGGAATTTTGTGGCCAACAGGCTTGTTATCCAGCGTGTATTTTTTTCTGTCGCGGATGATGCAGATTGGCGTGGTCCTGTTATCGAGAGTCGACAGCCACTGTTTGGCATCAAGAACGTCGCGGTTGGCCTGAGCAAACTTTCCTCTGGCAACGGCTGCTATATGGCTTACCGCTGTTTTAGCGATACTCATAGCATTCGCCCTGCTCATCTGCAGCGCGCCATCCTGACGATGACGGTTAGCTGTTCCGCGTACTTTTCGGGCTATCTGGTCCGTGGTATCCCCGGCGAGATAACCGGAGCGCACGGTGTTCACTACGCGTTTCAGACGATCAGCTTCAAGATTGCTGGCCCACTCTTTAAGCAGCCGCCCCTGAAATGGCTGAGCCATAGCCGTGGCGTAAACCATGTCCGATGAAAGCGAGATTAACGGGTAATGGCGTAGCACAGCTTCAGGGAGTAACTGCGTGAAGAGATCGTAGTGATAACCTGATTCGTCACGTCCGAAATCCAGTAATTCATCAGCCAGTGACTGAAAGCTCGTCTGAACCGCCATCCGGTTAATATCCCGCACGCTTGCCAGCAAACTCTCAAGCCGGTTTACAGTAAAACTTTCCGGTGAAAGCTTCTGCAATGCTACTCGCAGTTGAGCAGTCAATGCTGCATCGCTGCTATTGAGGACATTCACCATCCGTCGCGCTGTCCCGTTTCCATAGCGGGAAATAAAAAGCGAGTGCGCGATCGATTCATCGCTTAGTCGGTCATTGATCCTTTTCATCGCTATCACCGATCATAGTGGGCGTGAGATTATTTAACTCGGTCACCACATCCTCTGGTTTGACATCCGGGTCGATAATACGCAGGTTCTGCAACGCCCGAACAGCATCAACAGGACGGATATCCCCACCCTGGCGTAATGACTGAATAGCTATAGCGGCTGTGGAATTGAATGCCTGCTCGGAAGTTTCCAGCTCCGTACGAACATCAACGTTGCCACCATTATCCAGCCCCAGCCACTCCGCCATAATCTGCAGGATGTTATCTAACGTATCCTCAAGCGAGTTCGCCATGGTGTACAACGGGGAATGTTCCTGCATGTGCTCTTCATGCGTTTGATCGACAGATTTCGTCGAGGTGTTTTCTGACCGGAGTAATTTCGCACCGGCCATGCGCATCTGCTGTTCGAGTTCAGCCAGTGAAGTTGTACCTGCGCCAACCGCAGCGCCGGTGTGTTCAGTGTACTCGACACCCTGTTTAGAACGGTCGCTGAACTGCATGGCACTGGAAGCCCCGATCGTCAGTTCCTGTCCCTCTTTCAGACCAAACACGCTGAGAATCGGAACACGCGCAACATGAAGAATGTTGTCCTGCTCACTCTGAGACTGCCAGTGTTTGATATTAAGCATGGCGAGATTGAGCAACGGAGGTGTACCGCACATGAATCCGGTACGCCTGGTATAAAGCGTGACAAGCGTAATGTCCTGCCGTGAGGTTTGCCACTCGTCGTACACAAACCATATTGCAGGCCCCGCCTCACTCGCCGATTTCCGCCAAAGCTGAACCGCTCCCGGTTTCATATAACGAATTTGGTCAATTTTTTTCTGACCAAAATCGCCTGACTTTTCGACCACAGTCTCTCTGATACGCAATTCTGTCAGAATGACCGAACCGTCACGAACCTCAGACTCCCAACCAATAACCTGACGCGGGTTTATCAGCGTTGCGTAGGGGCGTGCGCCGGTGGCTTTTTCCTGAGCTTTTGTCCGGGTAGCCCGCCTGTCAATACGCGGATAATCAACCAGCGCATGCGCCAGACCGTACTGACTTGCCAGGCGAAAAAACTCCTGTGCCCAGACATCCAAACGATTACCTGCCATATCAAAATTAACGCTGATCTCCCTGATTTTTTCTGGCGTTTCATCACTCAGTTTTACCGGTTCAGCAAAAACCCGCCCCACGTTCTGGCTGATCGTTTCTTCATAAGCAGGTAACAGCGTGGCGACACTGAGGCGGTGATGATAAGCGGCCTGCTCTTCATTCGGCCATCGGGGTAAATAGGATTCACCGAGGGTACGCATGTAGAGCGTACCGCCCATGAGGGCATCGTTGATATCCCACGCCTGCGTCATCTGACCGTAGTCGATATTGGGTGTTGAAATGTCGGGCATGATTACATCCGTAGCGGTTTAACAGCGCCTTCCAGTTTTGGCGGTGAATGCAGGATCCGGTAACGGGTCGCATCCCAGTCGTGGTCTTCCTGGTGAGTATCTACATCATCCGGATTTTTATCGTCACGGGATAAAATCGGAACCCGGCTAATCCAGCCACGGCAGTAACTGAAGACATAGAAGCCAGGGTTTTCAGGCATGCCAGATTCGGATGCCTTGCCTTCCAGCACGGCTTCCAGCATGTCCGCAAAAATGGCTGCGCCATTGATACGGGATCCGGGTTTTTTGTTCGACTCCAGCCAGAGCACGCCCTGATTTTCCATTTTCTGGCCGATGGACAGTTCGTTGTCTGACGTGTTGTAAATGGCACTGTCAGCCGGACCCGGCAGGACTTTTTTACAGATACCCGGCTGGATATAGATCTGCCCTTTCCCTTTAATTTCCTCGGGTTCGTCGGCCTCCACACCCGTAAGGCGTTTATCGATCCAGGCCACACCTTTCGCAACATTGGTCGAGGACATTTTCAGGCCTGTATTCAGTTCGTCCGGCGGGCAGCCATACCATTCTCCAATCAGAATTAATGAACCTGCGGGTGGGCAGAATTGACTGCCGTCGGGTAGCGTCGCTTCCGTCCCGTCGGCTTCTGCCCACCAGAGATTGGAAAAAGGCCTGGACTCACCCCAGTCATGAGAGCGGTCTACCTGCCAGCTGTCAGGAATTCGAAAAGGCCTGATGACATGGACCGCTTCATTCCACAGATGATCAAACCGTCCACCGCTGGTAATGTCCCAGGAACCCTCAACCCAGGCTTTACGCTTGTTGGCATCTTTAATGTCCATTAGCGTTGCGACGTATTTCGGGTCGAGATAGCGGTTCTCTTTAAAGGAACCGTGGATAGCCACACGATGCAGCGTTATCTCTTCTTCTTGCTGCATTTGCGGATTGAAAACCACCTGCGTTTTTTTGATGACAGTCCCGCGTGGTGCCGGGTCGATAAACCGTTTTTTCACCCACGTATGTCCGACGCCAAAGGGATTGGTCGTGCTGAAAGCTTCAAGCGGGATCGGCGGCAGAAGAATGCCGTTTTTTTTTGGGTAATCAGCAGGCAGAAATGATGAACGCATGCAGGAAAACATCGACTCATAGAATTTGCTGGAATACTGCTTGGTCAGTTCGTTAAAGCCGATAAACGGCAGCTCCTGCCCGTGGAATTTCCAGTAATCATCTTCATCGCAACCAAAGCGGAAAAGCAATTCTTCCCCCGTTGGCCAGACCCATTTGAGCTCTGAAGCCGAACTGAGAAACCTCGCCCCGTCCACAAAGGCGTTATAGAGACGCTTGGATTGAGTGATGATGTCGGCCAGATGCTTGTATTCAACGTCGAGAATAACGCCCCGCCAGAAGGTCCCATATCCAAGGCCAACGCGTGAACGAAACCTGGCGAGCTGTGCCGCCGTTTTTCCTGGCCCCCGGGTGCCTTCGTAAAGTATTTCATCACAGGGACAACTCAGTGACAGGGTTTGCGAACCGGGTTGCGGTTGCCAAATCACGTTATACGTCATTATCGGTCAGTCCTTGCTGCTGGATCTGCGCCGCTTTTTCCCAGTCATCCACGCTTGTGCAGTGCGGCACCACGATGACGTTATGCACGACGCCAGCTGCTTTATCTTTTTTCAGACGGTCCAGTTCCAGCTGCTTACGTTCAGTGTCCAGGCTGCTGTTCAGTAGCATGGATCTCTGCGATTCCAGGTTTGCAATTCTGGCTGTCAGCCTGTCGATAAGGCCGGAGTAATCCCGACGGCGAAACTGCCTCCGCGTGATGGTTACCTCAACTTCTTCACCCTCCTCATTAATTTCGGTATCGATCATGCCGCCAATTAGTTGTGGTTCTATGGCTTTACTCTCGATCTGTAATTCTGAGTCGGGATCACTGGGGTCTATTTTATTTTCCAGCGCCAGCGCTCGCATCAGGCGTATACGAGTTAACCGGAGTTCATCATCAATGTTTCCCAGCTTTAAGGCTGCGCAGATTCGCTGCTCTTCCTCTGTGAGGTATCTGGAATAAAGACTGCCGGGTGTCTTAGGGGCACCTGTCGATTTCCCGCCATGCATCCGGCATCGACCATTCGCCATGCGCTTCGCTTTACAAGGGGCACCGCTGCGAGTTTTTGCCCCGCAACATTCAACCATCCTGAACCTCTGATTAGCCATATTGCATGGGGTTAATTAAATAAAAGCCTTCGGTTTTAAGAACCGCTACTGCGACTGGAAGACCCGGTTGAGGTTCTGCGAGACCATGTTTTGTGTCTACCTAACAGAATAATTCACTGGAATGAAAACTACAGCCCCCGAAGACTGGTGTAACCTCTGACGTAAATTCAGATCGTTTATGCTGCTATGAGCAGAATTTTCAGCCAATGTGAAGCATAAAATAAAAAAGCCGTCTGCCGGTGATGCTCAGGGTGAGCGGAAAGGACCGGTAGAAAGCTTTGCCTGCGCATTCCGACATGTACCTTAAACAGATACGTGTGAGGATGAGCATGAAAAAAACCACCAAACATGCTAAGCATATTTTTGCCCCTACGAGTAAGAAAGCGATATCTTTGTTGCTTATAGCATGTCGCCCAACCAGTCATCGTCAGGTCGGCGCGCGTCAAAAAATTCATGGGTAAGACCACTGCTGGCATGCAGTATAGTTACAGACTTCCGTCATATGACCTTGACCAGCGCTTCCCCCCCTTCGGTGATACGCCAGTATTGGCATTGTCGGACAGGAACCGTTGCTAAAGTTCGCCCCAGTCCGGTTTTGCCATATTGTACTCTATGAAAACCATCTTTCAGGATGGTGAAATGTTGTATTGTCCAAGTATGATGTTAACCGTCAATTACTACTGGTGAGAGCCATGAAAAAAAAATACCTACTTATTCTTTTAACCTCATTTTCCATTGGCGTATTTGCTTCAGTACCTGACGAATCCCCACCGGCAAGTGACATTTTCAATCATGATCCGAAAACAGTTAATGATAACTGGTATACAACGTTCAGATGTGATGGTTATGCCATCAGGGGCGATGGGGGCCCGCAACTTTTAGTTGATGACAAAGTGTTCACGGTGAAAGCAATCGCACCGGCAGACAGGATTACACAAAGAACAGTAGTGATTTACTCGAGGTTTGAAAATTCCGTTCAATATTCTGTTGAGATGGTTAAGCCGATTGACAAAGACATCTCTTATTTCAGAGGAAGTTCAACAGTGACTACAGAAAGACCATTCAATTTTTCATGCTACCTTCCTGATAACAGAGGCTGATCATTTGAAACTTCCTCTACAGGCCAAATAGATGCTTTCTCCTGTTGAACTACGCCTTTAATGTGATACTGCTTCATCACAGCAGTGTGGCGTGATCTTTCCTGCTGAAGCACAAATTGTGTTTTGTTTGTGCAGGCTAAGTATCGGTTTCACGCTATCAGTAGTTGTAACATGAACCTCTAACGCATCCACCGGAAGGATAAAAATAATGCGAGCTAAAACGGACATGCATCAGGCTGATATCATCGCGGCCTTCAAAAAGAAAAACACAACACTCGCGGCTGTATCCCGATCTTACGGACTAAGTTCCGGTACGCTGGCTAACGCGTTGAAGCGTCCCTGGCCCAAGGGGGAATTCATTATTGCGGGATATCTCGGTCTGCATCCCTCCGACATCTGGCCCAGCCGCTACTTCGATGCCAGCGGCAAACTCCGGGATAGAGAGAAACTACTAAGAATGGAAAATCTAAAATTGCTCGACGATCTTATGAGGGCAAAAAGTGGAGCGTAAACAGCCCGCTCTTAAAAGGTCCACAGTCTGAGCGGTGCGATGACGAGTTGCAGATTTTATCCCTCGCAATGTGAATAGAGTTGCATTGAAATGACAATAAAAAACCGCCCGTAGGCGGTTGGTGCTTATCAGAAACTTAATTACCGCCCAAAGTGTTGAACAGCACGTTCCTCATTTCCACTGATTCGATCGGGTCGAGGTTCATCCATTTGAGCGTTTGTTTGTCACTGGATGCATCGTACTCAGAGTAAACACCGTGTATATCGCCCTTGTCGGGAGAGTAAAGGATTGCAATCGATTCTGCCGGGCAGTTATGTGGCTTGCATCCAGATAAGGCGAGATATTTTTGTCCGTTGATGGTCACTTCACTGGCAGGTGTGCTTGTACCACCTCGTTTTACCCAGTCTGGCAGATTTTCCCTGGCAATGAGCTTACTGTAGGCTTTACCTGTTTCCTTCCCTTGCACAAAATCGAAAAGATAAGGTGCTTCCGCAGCAGTGGCCATGAGCGGGAAAAGAACCAGGGCCGCAATTGATGAAATCTTTCTCATTTCGCAATCTTCCTTCATATTGAATGACTGCGATATTCTATGCTCATTTAATTCTGTTTTCACTTTAAGCCGGGTCATGCTTACATCATCAGGCGCACTCGCAAATGCGACTTGTGATGGTCACTGGATCAGTTGTAGCTGAGTGATTGTCATAATCCTTTCACCCTCAAGTGTCAGCACACGCTTCTCTTTCTTCCGCTCGTTCATCAATCGACTGCCAATTGTGCCTTTCAACTTTGATCGTGTTTCTTTGATGGCAAACTGATGCTGTGCCTCTTCACCGATTGCAGCCCTGCGGGTCAACTGCTCTGCCATCTCCAGTTAAATGCATTGATGTAGCACTCTTTAATGGCCGTAGCAGTTTTGCCGGTAAATCCCATAACCAACATCATGCATCCATCACGAGTTATGCTGTACATAGGTCGAATGTCGCCATTTTTACTAATGAAATCATAGAGCGCAAAATTGCGCTGGTTGAAATCATCTGAGCATTGCAGATTTCTTATGGCGGGGATTACGTCCTGATGCCGCCCACTTCGCAGCGCCAGGGCCGCTACAAAACTACACTCAATCGAGCTGTAATGGCCCCGAAGCTATTTATCATCGATGTAATAGATTATCTGCCGTTCAGTCAGGAGGAAGCCAGGCTGTTCTTCCAGGTCATCGCCAAAGGTTACGAGAAGAGCGTAATGATCCTGACCTCCGACCTACCGTTCGGGCAGTGGGACCAAACGTTCGCAGGTGATGCAGCCCTGACATCGGCGATGCTGGACCGGATATTACATCACTCACACGTTGACCAGATATAAGGAGAGTGCTACCTACTAAAGCAGAAACGAAAGGCCGGGTTATAGCGGAAGCTAATACTGAGTAAATTAGGTGAATTAATATTAAACCGTTGGTAGCAACGGTAAGTTGATCACTTTACCCTTCGTTGACACCTGGGGGCGGTTAGTTTGTCAGGGTGGGATTCGAACCCACGCTCTCGCAGTATTGGTCATTGCACACCACTGCTCGATATAGCATATGTTACGCTTAGTCCCGTCAAAGCTTTCGCTCTGCCATCTCGCGCACCTGACATTCGGATAGTACCTCTGTATAACGCACATTCCAACCAGATTATGTACAGGTGCTTACATCAGACATCATCAGGTGCATTCATGAATGAACTAATATCATCTCGTGTTTTGAAGAGTGGCAGGCCTAGTTTCTCGCGCCAGTCTATCAATGTTTTAACGATTTTTTCAGGGGTCAGATTTTCATCAAAGTTATAATAAATAAGATCTGATCCCTCGGGATGACCCGATACTGAAATGAAATTTTCCAGTAACTGGTCTTGATAAGATTCACTTCCATTGCATTCAAAAATGTCCTTAACCAACTGAGTAAACTCTTGCTCCGTGTAATATTCAAACTTCTCGTTCAGTTTCATTCACTCCCCTCATTTTAGGCAGAATTTACACGAAAAGCTTACCTTTGGCACTGCTCCCTGAGGTACTGTTGCAGATAGCTCACCTGCCCCGCTAGGATGTTGGTC